TGATGATAAGTTTATGACTGACCTAGACAATAAAGAGCCTAGAGCAATGAAGTTGTGGGGTGAGATTTTGAAAACACGTCTTGAAACAGGTGAACCTTATATCATGTTTGAAGATAATGTTAATAATGATAACCCATTAGCTTATACTAAGAACAACTTACATGTGTCAATGACTAATATTTGTTCTGAAATTTCATTATATACAGACGAATTACACTCATTTATTTGCTGTTTATCATCTTTAAACTTAGCTCGTTGGGATGAATGGAAAGATTTTACATTTGAAAATGGGATGACATTACCTGAGTTAACTTGTTGGTTCTTAGAAGGTGTGTTACAAGAATTCATTGATAGAGCTAAGAATGTTAAGTTTATGGAAAATACAGTTCGTTCTGCTACTAAAGGTAGAGCAATTGGAATTGGTGTTTTAGGATGGCATACATTTTTACAATCAAAGAATTTACTATTTGTAGGTATTCAAGCAACTGCTTATACAAGAATGATATCTGACTTTATTGAGAAAGGCGCTTTAAAAGCATCTCGTGAACAAGCAGAATTATACGGTGAGCCAGAATGGTGTAAAGGAACAGGTATGAGACATACTCACCACTTAGCAATTGCACCTACAGTATCAAATGCTCATATCTCAGGAGGCGTATCACCTTCAATTGAACCTATTCCTGCTAATGTTTATAATTTAAAAACAGCAAAAGGTGTATTCATTAAACGTAATAAGATATTAGAGGAATTACTTGAAACTAAAGGATATAATATTGATAGTGTTTGGGAACAAATTCTAAAAGACCAAGGCTCAGTTATTAATGTTCCTTCTTATATTTTAACTGATGAAGAAAAAGAAGTGTTCTTAACATTTAAAGAAATCAATCAATTAGAAATTGTAAGACAAAATGGTGTTAGACAAGAATATGTAGACCAAGCTATTTCATTAAACTTATGCTTTGATCCAAATGATACTCCAAAATTCATCAGTCAAGTACATAAGGAAGCCCATAAACAAGGAATCAAGACATTGTATTATCTTCGCACAGAAAGTGTATTAAGAGGAGATAATTTGCAACGTTTAAGTGAATGTATTAGCTGCGAGGCATAGTAGTCTACCTAACATTAAAATGGAATATTTATGATAAATGGTAAAGATTTATTTTTTACATGATGGTAACAATATTCCGTTTTATGTTGGGGAAACTTCCCAACCATTAAAGTATAGATTAAGCCATCATAAGCGTAAATTAGGTAATAAAATACATATTGAGTTAATTGAAGAAGTTGAAGATTGGAGATTTTGGGAAACATACTGGATACAACAGTTTAAAGTTTGGGGATATAAATTAACTAATAAAAATAATGGTGGAGGTGGATGTGAAAAAGGAATATCTAAACATACTATTGAATCTCGTAAAAAAATAGGAGCATCAAAAATAGGAAAAATATTATCTAATGAAACAAAACTTAAGCAAAGCATTTCTAATAAAGGAATAAGTAGAAATAAAGGAAATTCATTTGCTAAAGGACATACCCTATCACCAGAATCTATATCTAATATAGTTGAAAAAAGAAAAAAAATTATATACCAATTAGATAAACAGGATAATATCATTAAAGAATGGTCTAGTATTAAGGAAGCTAGTTTAGGATTAAAAATCCAATCATCTGATATTAATAATTGTTGTAGAGGTAAGAATAAAACCGCTGGAGGATATAAATTTAGATATAAAATATGATATGTATAATAAATAATTTTTAATAAAAATGAAACTACCACAACTAAAACAAATCATTAAAGAGGAACTTAACAAAATAGTAAATGAAAATAATGATTTTCCTTCTAGAAGTCTGATAGGAATATTTACAGATGAAATAAATAAATATGAGTCTTTAAATAATGCTGACCAACAATCTTTACTAAAATGTATGTATACTGCGTATAAATTAGGTAAATCTTCAGGAACATGGAAATAATCTCTAGACTAATATGAAACTATCACAACTTAAACAAATCATCAAAGAAGAGATAAACGAACTTGGATTTGACTACCCAGGTAAAGAACAAACTCCTTCAGCATACCAAAACGGTATTATGGATGCTTTAAAAGCTATACAACAATTAGGAGTTAATATTGATGTACAAGCGGTGATGGATATAATTTACCCAGACGATGAAAGTCCAGTAAACGAAGGCAAGTAAACACGCCCCCAGATATAAACAAAAGTTTGGCCTTCGGGCCATTTTTTGTTATATTTAAGATATGAAAGTAGGAGCACTAGTAGAATGTATCAATGATACATGGAAACAAAAGACAATAGAAACTGTACCTAACCGCCCTATCAAAGGAAAGTATTACACAATTAGGACAGTAGATAAATTTCCACATGGTATTGGTGTTACTTTAGAAGAAGTAACCAACGCTAGAACAGTTCAATATCAAGGTCAATTATTAGAACCTAATTTTGATGCTGAACGTTTTAGAGAGTTAACTGACTTACCTGACATTGAGGAATTATTAGAAGAAGTATTTGCAGGCGAATTAACAGAAAAATAATGGTTACAGTAGAACAAGTTTTAAAAGAATTTAATCCTATATTTGGGATTGAAGCACCACCTAAACCAGCTAAATTAGCTAAGTTTAATGTATTTTATTGGCATAGACGATACCAAATTCATAAACCATTAGGAGCTAAAGCTCGTATTGACGAGAAAATGAAAAATGGTGATTTTGAATACTCACCTTATGCTAAGTACATCAATTATGAGTACTGGTGGATGGCAGAAGAAATAGCAGAAATACGTAACAGTGATAAAGGTTTTGAAGTAAAACAAGAACATGAACGTAATTCTATTAAAATGTATAATAGACGTATTGAGAATCTAAGAAAAGATTTTGAACGTGATGAAAAAGAACGTATGAGTAGTCTAAAATACAGTCTAAAACATTGGATTGGTGGTACTACAGAACAAGTACATACATTTATCTATGAACACGCAGAGGGTACTACTGAGGAACTAATTCAACAGTATAAAAAGTGGTTACAAAATAGACCAGAAAATGATCTTCCTTATTAAGAAAGATAGTTTGGCAATAAAAAGAAATATATTTATATTAAATAAGTTATGAAAATAAAAGTCTCACATGAAGTACCATTAGCAGTACTAAACATCTCTCAAACATTTAATGATTACGATTATTGTTTGCCTCACTTACTAGATAGTGAGTATGAATATTTTAAGTATTTTGACCAAGCAAAGAAAGATGGTCGTTACATTATCATGGATAATAGTTTACATGAACTAGGACATGCTTATGAAACAGAACGTCTATTACATTGGGTTAATTACTTTGAACCAAATGAATTTATTGTACCTGATGTATGGCAAGATATGCAAGCATCTATTGACAATGCTGCGGAATGGGCTAAAATTAAGTTACCTTACTATACTACTAAAGTAGCAGTAGTCCAAGCAATTAATATTGAAGAAGCAGCTGAATGTTATTTAAAATATAAATCATTAGGTTATAAGAAAATAGCATTCTCATATGGTGCAGGATATTATAAAGATCATTTTTCTCATACATTCCCAGCAATTTCTACTGCTATAGGTCGAGTAAATGTTATAGGTAAGTTGTATAATAGTGGAGTTATTGATACTAATGATAGAGTTCACTTACTTGGATGTGCTGCTCCTCAAGAGTTTTTATTCTACCAGAATTATCCATTCATTGAAAGTATAGATACTTCAAATCCAATTATGGCTGCAATGGAAGATAAAATGTATAAAGAACATGGTTTAGATGAAAAACCAATTACTAAAATTGATCATGTTATGAATCGCGCTCCTGAAGATATTAACTGGTATGCTTTGCATTACAATGTAAATAAATTTAGAAAAATTAACTGTTTAGATAAAATTATAAAATAAGAGTTATGAGAGATATTACTGTTGATGTAGATATAGACTTAGAGGATGTCTATGAAGCAATGTATGACCGAGATATAGAACAAATGATTATGTGGTTAGATGATGATGGTCATTTAGATAAATTTAAATCACAATCTGTTGTTTTATATCTCGGTCATACATTATCTAGATTAGAAGAAGAATTTGCTACTAAATTGATCAAATTAGCTCCTAAATTCTATTCTATGAATAATGAAGAATTAGAATTAATTGAAAATTTATATAAAAAATATTGTTAAATGAAAAAACAAGCAGTGTTATCACTAAGTGGAGGAATGGATTCAAGTACATTACTACTACATTTATTAGCTAATGATTATGAGGTTTGCGCTCTTTCTTTCGACTATGGGCAAAAACATAATGTAGAATTAGAGCGTGCTCAAAGTTTAGTTAGATATATTAATAAAACTCTATTCACTAATAAACCAGTGCATACTAGAGCTGAAGGATTTAAATCTGATTATCCTGTTAAACATCAAGTTATTAAATTAGATGGTTTATCTCAATTATTAAACTCAGCATTAGTAACTGGAGGTGAAGAAGTACCTGAAGGACACTATGCTGAAGAAAATATGAAAGCAACAGTAGTTCCTAATCGTAATAAGATTTTTAGTTCTATTATTCAAGCAGTTGCATTATCAATTACTGAACAAAAAGATACTGATTGTGCTATTGCAATGGGAATACATGCGGGTGACTTCAGTGTTTACCCAGATTGTAGACAAGAATTTAGAGATGCTGATTTTGAAGCATTTAAGATGGGTAATTGGGGAGCTGAGAAAGTATACCATTATACACCATATATTCAAGTTATGAAAGGGGATATTTTAAAAGATGGACTAATATGTTGTAATACATTAGGTTTAGATTTTGATGAAGTGTACAAACGCACAAACACATCATATAAACCTATGTTGCATAATGGAGTGTGGTATAGTGATTACAAATCCGCTGCTTCTGTAGAACGCATTGAAGGATTTATTAATCTAGGACGTAAAGATCCTGTAAGTTATGGGAATGAAAGTGGTCCTGTAAGTTGGGAAGTTGCTAAATCTCATGTTGAAAAAGTTTTAGCAGAACATGGTAAATAGTATGCCTTTGGATATCATTTAATATTTATATATGATACCCAAATATTACTATTATGAAAACAGAAAAAACATGTAAACGATGTAATCAATTAAAACTAATAGAAGAATTCCCATTAAACAGTCCTGATATTAAAGGCAGAAGATACTACATGTCAAAATGTAAAAAATGTATGTCTGAATCAGTAAAACCATATGTAAAAAAATATAAAGATAATAATCCTGATAAATGGAAAGAATACGGTAAAAATACACGTGATAAAAGATCTAAATTATTAGAAGATTTACGTTCTGAAGGATGTACTAAATGTGGTGATAAAAGACATTATGTAATTGATTTTCACCATTTAGATCCATCACAAAAAGAGATTAGCATATCAGATGCTAGTATGAAAAAAATTAAATCTGAATCAAAAAAATGTATATTACTTTGTAGGAATTGTCACGCTGAATTCCATCATTTAGAGAAAAAAACTAGGATTACAATACAAGATTACTTATATTACAAAATAAACAAATAA